TGTTGCTGGTGTTTACACGGCAGCTGATGACGGCGTGCTGAATCCGAATACGGTCAAGCTGGTGCCGGGTGCGATCATCCCTGTGGCGCGTAACGGTGGCCCGCAAGGCCCGGCACTGCTGGCGCTGCCACGTTCGGGTGACTTCAACGTGTCGCAGCTAGTCATCAATGACCTGGTGCAGAATATCAAGCGCATTCTGTTGGATGAGTCGCTGCCACCTGAGAATATGAGCGCTCGGTCGGCCACCGAGATTGTCGAGCGCATGAAGGAACTGGCGCAGAACTTGGGCTCGGCATTTGGTCGCCTGATCAACGAAACCATGATCCCGCTGGTCGCTAAGATCCTCGAGGTGATGGACGAGCGCGGCCTGATCGATATGCCGTTGCGGGTCAACGGGCTCGAGGCCAAGGTGGTGCCGGTGGCTCCGCTGGCGATGGCTCAGAACATGGAGGAGGTCAACGCGATCATCCAGTACACTCAGCTCATGCAAGGTTTCGGCACCGATGGCGCAATGGCCATCAAGACGGATGCCGTGGTTGACTACATTGGCGACAAGCTGGGCGTGCCTGCTGCGGTTCGCAATACGGCAGCCGAGCGTGTGGTACTGATGGAAACTATGCAACAGCAACAGCAAGAAGCTGCAATGGCGCAGGCAATGGCCATGCAAGCGCAGGCTGGTGCAATGCCTGAAGGGGCGATGTAATGGATTATGGAATGCGGCCAGACAAGACCGCCAAGGGCTCCGGCTACTTTGGCGAGATCAAGCGGCCAGACGGCAACGTCATGACCGAGATTAGCATTGGTGTCGGTCTTAATGGCAAAGAAACGCTGATCCCGCTGATTGTGCCAACACTTCGATTATGGACAAGGCTGTTGACCATGCCGTCATGCGCATGAAGGAAAACAAATCTCCATTTGCCAGCCCTGAAGAAGTTACTCAACTGCCTACTAAATGAGCTGGGAAGACCTAGAGAAGGCTGATTACGCCGAGGACATCCGTGAGGTAAAGCAGCAGCGCGAGGATCTGGCGCGGCTGACTCTACGGGTGTTTGCCACCGAGGACGGCCAGAAGTTGCTGGATTGGCTGCGGCAGATGTATGTGGATGTGCCAGTTGCCGTGCCTGGTGCAGACCCCTCGCACGCATTCTTTGCTGAAGGGCAGAGAACTGTCGTGCGGGAAATAATTGCACGGATTCAACAGGCGAGGAATTTATGACAGACCAAACAGTCGAGCCCGGTTCTACCGGCCTACTCGACAGCGTGAGCGTCGAAGACCCAAACACACCAGCACAAACCCAGGCAGTCGAGATTGACCACAGACCACCTGATCCTACCAAGGCAGCGGCAGAAGATCCGCTCGAGCGGCCAGATTATTGGCCAGAAAACTTCTGGAACAAAGACAGCAACGAGCCCGACCTAGAAGGCATTGCCAAATCCTGGCGCGATCTGCGTGCCAAGATCAGCAAGGGTGCGCACAACGCTCCGGCTGATGGCAAGTATGACCTGAGCGCATTCGGCGGCGAGGAGTCTGCTGAGAATCCAATTGCTGGCACGCTGGCCAATTGGGCAAAAGAGAATGGCCTTTCCCAGGCGCAGTTTGACGATCTGGCAACATCCTTGCGCAGCCAGGCGCAGGAGATTATGGCCGGTGAGATGGTTGACCCAGCCGAGGAAATGAAGAAGCTCGGGCCGAACGCCAACGCCGTTATCAATGGCATGGTCGATTGGGCTCGGGGCTTGGTCGCCAAGGGCGTTTGGTCTAAAGATGACTTCGATGAATTTCGGATCATGGGCGGCACAGCCCGTGGCTTGAATGCGCTCATGAAGATCCGCGAGGCTTACGAGGGTCGCATCCCGATTGAATCCGCACCGCTCGAAGGCGCACCTAGCAAAGATGAGCTGTATGCGATGGTGGCAGATCCCAAATACAATAGCGATCCAGCCTACCGTCAGAAGGTAGAACGGATGTTTAGAACGTACGTTAAAGACTGATCCCCGCAGCCGCGACTTTTCCCCAGCCCAAGCGCTGGGGTTTTTTTATTGCATTTTTCTCAAAAGCAAATACAATTGTGGCAAGGCCCACCGGTTTACCGACCCTGACTTGTGGCGAGATGCTACCGACCGGCTGCCGTAAGCAGCAAGCAAGGCCCGCACTGAGCGGCTCACCGACGCGCAAAACCCTTTACTTAACCAAATGAGGTCATCATGGCGATTAGCTTATCTAATGCCTTTGTGACACTTTTTGACGCTGAAGTGAAGCAGGCCTATCAGGGCAAGGCAATGCTGGTAGGTGCTGTGCGTCAGCGCAAAGGTGTCGAAGGTTCTACTGTTAAATTCCCGAAAGTCGGTCGCGGCGTGGCTACTGCCCGTGTAACGCAGACTGATGTCACCCCAATGAACGTCGGCTTCAGCACCGTTACCTGCACGCTGTCTGATTGGAATGCCGCTGAATACAGCGACATTTTCTCGCAGCAGAAAGTTAACTTCGATGAGCGTGCAGAACTGGCGCAAGTCGTTGGCGCTGCAATTGGTCGCCGCCAGGATCAGTTGATCCTCGACGCACTGAATGCTGCAACCAGCACCGGCACCGTGGCAAACTCAATTGGTGGCGCAAACACCAACATGAACATTGCCAAGCTGCGCGAGGCTTCGAAGATTCTGAATGCCAAGAACGTGCCTTCAGACAACCGTCACATTCTCATCCACGCCAACAGCTTGGCTTCGATGCTCGAGCAGACTTCGGTCACTAGCTCGGACTTCAACACCGTAAAAGCGCTGGTTCAGGGTGAGATCAACAGCTTCATGGGATTCACGTTCCATGTCCTGGGTGACCGCACTGAAGGTGGCCTGCCAATCGATGGTTCGTCGGATCGTACTCTGTACGCATTCCACCGCGATGCTATCGGCTACGCAGAAGGTATCGCTCCTCGCACCGAGATCAACTACATCCCTGAGAAAACGAGCTGGCTGGTTAACGCTCTGTTCTCGGCTGGATCGGTTGCTATCGACTCCGAGGGTATCGTCAAAATCACTGCCCGCGACACTGCGGCTGCAGCTTAATAGGAGGCTGAATCATGGCTTATGATGCAGCAGGCTTTACCGCCTACAGCGCCTCCAAGCGAGGCAATGCTCCGTCGATGTACGGTTATAAAACAACCGATGCAATCGCGGACGTTAACACCAGCGGTTATTTCAACTCGCTGGCCAACACGCTCGAAGTGGGCGACATTATCCACTGCGTGACTTCGACCGGCTCGACCGCCGTTGTCACCTTGGTATACGTTGTCTCCAATGCTTCTGGCGTTGTGGACGTAACTGACGGCACCACGCTGTCGGCTACTGACGGCGACTAAATAGTCACCATGTAGCATCAAGGGCTGGTTTCTGCGAGAGGCCAGCCCTTTCTTACATTAAGAGGTTGCGATGGCAGCAGGCGATACAGGTGTTTCAATTTGTTCTGACGCGCTGATTCTGCTGGGCGCGAAGGCGATCTCATCTTTTAACGATGGCACCGACGAAAGCTCGGTCTGCGACCGTCTGTACCCAGACATCCGAGATTCGACCCTGATGATGTACCCCTGGTCGTTCTCAATGAAGAAGATCCAACTATCTCGGCTGATTACCACGCCGACCAGTTTCTGGAAATACGAGTACCAGCTACCAGGCGACCGGCTTGGCAATCCGCACTCTGTGCGTGATTCGGCTGCAGTGGGTGGCAATATGAGCGTCGATTGGGAGATCCAAGGCGACAAGCTCTTGACCAACCTGGATGCAGTCTATATCGATTACCAGTACCAGACGCCAGAGTTTGCAATGCCGCAATACTTTGTGCAGTTGCTGAAATACATGATTGCCTGGCACATTGCCGAGCCAATCACGGAACAAGGCGAGAAAACACTGCGTTGGCGGCAGATTGCTGTGGGTGATCCGGCAGAGAATGGTCGCGGTGGCTATGCTCGGCAGGCGATGGTGATTGATGGCAAGAACCAGCCGGTTCGCGTTATTGAAGATTACACCCTGACAGCAGTGAGGAACTGATGGCAAGGTTCGTTGACTTCACGACAAACTTCAGCACGGGTGAACTCGACCCGCTGCTGCGTGCGCGTGTTGATCTTCAGCAGTACGGTAACGCGCTGGCCAAGGCAACTAACGTCCTGATCCACAATCGTATGTACATCATCAAGAACGGTGTCGTACAGGCAAACATCAATGGCAGTGGCAACAACTATCTAACCACTACCATTGGCTCGAGCATTGTTGACGATATGTGCTGGACGCAATCGGCTGACACGCTGATTGTTGTGCATCCTGATATGCAGCCGGTACAGATCCAGCGTACTAGCGACACGGCCTGGACTGCGACTACGATTACGTTTGACAGCATCCCAAAGTATGCTTTCAACATAGACTTTCACACCAATAACTCTGAAACGCTAACGGTATCTGCAGTCAGCGGCAACATCACGCTGACTACCACCAGCTCAAAGCACGATTCTGGTACAGCTCAGGCTGGTGCTAGCACCACGATTACGCTGAAGTCGGCATCTAGTTCGGTGGATGATTACTTCAATGGCCTGTACATCACCATCACTGGTGGCACAGGTGCTGGTCAGGTGCGGATTATTGAGGACTACGTTGGCAGCACTAAGGTGGCGACAGTTGACCAGGCATGGACAACTGCACCTAACAGCACCAGCACCTACAGCATCACAAGCTGGACAACGGAAGCTGTCAATCAGTATGTCAACGTCACCCCGCAGGGTCGGGCTCGGATAACGCGCTATGTGTCGGCTACGGTGGTTGAGGCGATTACCGAATACCCATTCTTTAATACGGACACCATTGCTGCTGGCCGGTGGGAACTCGAGCATAACTATGAGGATGTATGGTCAAGCTCAAGAGGTTGGCCGCGGTCGGTGACTTTCCACGAAGGTCGGCTCTATTTCGGTGGGAGTAAGTCGCGGCCATCCACAGTGTGGGGCAGCAAGATCGGGCTATTCTTTGACTTTGTGCCGAATGAATCGCTGGATGATGATGCGGTCGAGGCAACGCTAGACACCAACGAGCTGAACGTCATCACCGACATTATCAGCTCAAGAGACTTCCAGGTCTTCACCACGGGCGGCGAGTTTTATGTGCCGCAGCAGGGTACTGATCCGATCACGCCGCTGACCTTCGTGTTTAAACAGGTGTCGCGTAATGGCATCAAGCCTGGCACCCGAGTGCAATCGGTGGAGTCTGGCTCGGTCTACATCCAGCGCCAAGGCAAATCGCTAAACGAGTTTGTATTTAGCGACACACAGCTCACCTACATCACGCAGCGTATCTCTCTGTTGTCTGGCCACCTTCTAAAGGGGCCGCAGCGGATTGCTCTGCGTCGTGCATCCAGCACAGAGGAAGCTGACCTACTGCTGATGACCAACACGATTGATGGCAGCATGGCTGTGTTTTCTGTGATGCGTAGCCAGCAGATTACGTCGCCGTCTGAGTACACTACAGACGGTGAATTTCTTGATGTCGGCGTGGATGTCACGCAGATCTACTGTATTACCAAGCGAGTATTCAATGGCACAACAAGGTACTTTGTTGAGCGGTTCCAAGATGATCTGTATACGGATTGCGCTTTTATTGGTGCCGCCGCAGCGAGCGCATCTGGCTTGCCGCATATTGGTAAGTCGTTGAACGTCATCACCGACGGTGTGCCACAGTCAAATGAGACTGTTAGCGGTGGTGGCTCGGTGACGTTTGACCGAGCATCAACCACCAACTACGAGGTCGGCCTGCCTATCACCGTGTATGTCAAAACCATGCCGGTTGAGATTAAACTGCAGACAGGCAGCCGAGTATCATTCAAGAAGCGTATTGTTGAGATCAGCGCAGTGCTGGAAGAGACACAGAATATCGTTGTGAACAACCAACCGGTGGCATTCAGGTTGTTGGATAACCCGCTGCTAGATGACCCAGAGCCAACCTTTACTGGTATCAAGCGGATCAACGGCGTGCTGGGTTACAACCGTGAGCAGTCGATTGAAGTGTCACAAAACTTGCCATTGAAGATGAACTTACTAGGCCTTGACTACAGAGTGGCCGTTTACTCGGGAACATAGACATGGCTCAACCAGAACAATATGTAAGCGCACTTAATCCATCTCAGGCATCAACAGTTGTCAGAGAAGAATTGCTTGGCCCTGCTGGTGGCGGGGCTCCTGCAACCGGTGGAAGCATGGGCGGTATGGTAGTTGCTGGCGCTGGTTTGATTGCGTCTTACGGCGCGGCCCAGGCGCAGCAGGCTGCAGCTATCCAGCAGCAGACCGGCTACCTACTGCAAGCACGCGACAACCTCACAGTTGCTGAAGTGCGAGCAGAAATGTCGCAGCAATACGCTGAGATCCAATCTGGCCGGATACTTAAGAAAGCAGAGATTGAGGCACGCAACTATCAAATTGCTGGCAATCAATTGCTAAGGAATCTGCGCTCGGTAAATGCTACAGCTCGGGCCAGAGCTGCTGCCAGCGGTGTTGTGTTTAGCGAGGGAAGTGCAGCAAACATTCAACTTGAGAATGTGCGCAATACCATGTTTGATGTTGGGATTACGGATCTAAATGCGTTAACCGCACAAGTGTTAGGTTTTGAAGATGCTGCTGCATTGCTTCAATCTACTGAATATCAAAACTTCCTTAATGTATTTGCAGCACAGCGACAAGCTGGTCAGTACACTCAAGCAGGAAAAGCGGCGCGTCAACAGGGTGGTTTGCTTGCTAGTGCCACATTGACCCGTGGCGCAATTGAGTTTGCCCAGACTGCATCTAGAGGAACGTAAACATGGTAACCAGAATTGAGCCGCGAGGAATTCAAATAGCAGCGCCAGGCGGTGCGCCAATGGAGCGCGTGGTGCCACAGCAGGTTGACTACATGGTGGCAGCCCGTGAGCAGGCTAGGGAAGCAAGCATAATTGGTGATGTCCTTGATCGTATGTCGCAGACCGTATTTGGTAAGGCGCGTGAAATGGCAAGGGAGGAGGCGCTGCAGTTTGCCGCCACCAATCCAATTACCGACGAGCAATTGCAGTTAGCAAAAGAAGGATTAATGTCGGCAATTCCAGGCGTTGGGAAAATGTCTGGTGATTTCACAGAATTTGGAAGCACGTTAAAAAAAGCACGGTCATTGCAACTGTCTGCACATTTTGAAACAGAAGGGCGCAGTGAGCTAGCCAAACTGCTGGTTGATGTGCAAAACAACCAAGCAAAATCATCTGATATTGCCACTAAAATTGCCGTAATGACTGATGGTTACGCAAAGTCATTGGCGCAAGTTGATAGTGAGGCTGCTATCAAGTTTCGCGCAACGATGGCAACGCATGGCAATACAGTATTAAATGCTGCATACGAGGCAGAGCAAAAGCGCGTTAAGGCACAGCAGGCAACAAAATTTGAACTTGGATTTGATGATTCAATGGCATTGGCTGAGGCAGCCTACACGCGAGGTTTTTGGATTGATACATTGGGCAACAAAAGATCTCCAGAAGATCTTGTTGAATTGATTAGATTGGATATTTTTGCGCAGTCAATGTCGCTTGGTGATGTTGGCATTCAAAAGGAATACAGCCAAAAACTTCGCGTTGGTATACGCAATGCAAAAATAAATGTTTTAAGCAAGCATTTAGTAGAAGATGAATTTATGCGTGACCCAACGGTTACGCTGGAAAAACTTAGAAGCAGACAAATTGGGAAGTTGGCTCCACTGCTAGAAGATTTGTATCTAAATGATGGTGATGCGTATGGCAAGGTTGTCGCCAGCTTTATGCTAGCAACAAATCAAAAAGAAGAAACTGCAAGACGTAAACGTGATGAAACATTAAGAGTAGACAAGGCTAAGGCCATTAATTTGCTTGAGCAGATTTATCCAATTAAAAATGTAAAAGATCCAAAACGTATGGAACTTGTTCGCCAAGTAATGGAGCTAACTCCTGAGTCATTGCCTATTGGAACTATCAAAGAACTTTTGGAGCCAAAAGAAGAAGGGGATGGCAATCCGTCTGCTGAATATTACGCTCTTAAAAGCATATACAAAAATGAAATTAGAAATGAAGATGAGATCGACAGAATACCTGGCTTAAACTTTAAGCAGAAACTTACATTGCTAAAAGCATTCCGCTCAGAAAACAAAACAAGCGAGAGAGAATATGAGTCAGCGTTAAATAAATTGGCTGGCATACCTGAAGATCCAAGCGGCATATTTGTTTTAAATGCAAAGTCTGACGAATGGAAAAAGAAGCAAAGACTGAAGGCCGAGGGTGAGCAGATAAGAGCTAATGCGGCAGCGGAGGGGAAAACCCTTACAAACAATCAAGTTGCAAAACAACTTGAGGAAAACTTAATTAAACGTCAAAACAGCGCAGAAGCAAAAGCTGCAAAAGAGGCGTTAGAGTATTTTGTACTAGACAGGTCTGGCCGAGCAAAGCCAGACCGCGATTGGATTACTGGCCCGATCAATCGGAATACATTACCAGCTCTGCGCCAAAAGGCTGAGGCGACAAAAGACTTGGGCGACCGCACCAAAAGACTGCGCCAGGTTCAAGAGATTGAGCGCCTGATAACAGTATCTGAGGGAATGTGACATGGCATACAGCCCAATTGAGCAGCGGTATATCGACATGGTGGTGGAAGGTTACTTCCCTACCATGCCGACAGAGCCAGCGCCTGCAGCAGAGGAAGCAAGCCTAGAAGGTGTGCAGCTAGCTGCTGGGCCAAGCAAGACGCGCACTGATGCGCCTGCTGGTGCTGGCCTACCTAAAGCGCCAACCACGCCTGATGAGGCTGCTGAGCTGATGCGCAGAATGCCATTGGCAACGCAATCAGAAATGATCATGCGCAGGATTGCGGAAGATCAGAAGGCTGGCGTTGTAGGCTCTGTCATTCCAAAAGATATGACCATGCGTGAAAACATGGTTAGCGGAATGCAGCAAATGCTAATCGACAATACAGGCATGGACAACGCACGCGCACGCAGATTGGCACAGACCATGTTTGGTGGCGAAAGTTCTAATCTGCCTTTGGGAATTGGGCTAATAGACTTAACTCCTTTTGTAATTCCATTAGCGGCGCAAGAAGCTGGCATTTCTGCAGGTGAGGCTAGGGAAGCTGCACTTGGCGGTGAGTATGGAACCGCAGCGCTGAAATACGGAACCGGCGTGCTGCAAGGATTGGATGTTGTGCCTGGTGTGGCAATGGCCAAGACCGGCGTAAAGGCTGCAGGCGAGGCATTGGCACCAGTAGCTGGCGAGATGGTTGAAAGCTATTTGCGCAAGACAGGTGGCTTGATGGATGTCGCCCCTGGCGGTGGGGCTGGCAATCCGCTAACGCCAAAAATTGATTTGCTACCAGGCGTTAACGTCAAGCCAGGCAATAAGATTGGCGTTGAGCAAGATCTACGAGTTAAGGTTGCTGATTTAAATTTTGAAATGCCAGACAAGCCATTGCTTGTTTTGTCTACTAATGAAAAGAATGTAAGCAAGCAAATTGAAAACTTAGATGTAATTTTTAATAAATTCCCAGATCCAATACTGACGCAAGACTCTTGGACAAAAATACTTGGCTATGCTTTTAAAACGGACGAAGTTCCAGTTCCTCCATACGCAGCAATTAAAGCTCTTGAGTCTCCAGAAAATTTAGCAGCACCATTGCGTAAATTGACGCAAGGGCAAATTGATGACGCAAGCGCAGGATTTAAAAACGCAGAACAATTTAAAGAGCTATATACATCTGGCAAAGCTGATGTAGTTACTACTGGCAAACTATTTTTGTGGTCGTTCTTGTCTCGCGGTGTAAGCCCATATGTGCAAGAAGGTTTGTTTATGGACGCAATTAGCGGGATTGAACCTTTTATAAAAAAGGCAGCATCTGGAAAATTTGATAAAGCAGATTTGAATGAGTATTTGAATTGGGCATCAACCGTTGCTGGTAAGGGTTCTGGTCAACCAGGCTCTGGCGCAATGCATAACCTTAATGCGTTTGGCAAAAACTTTTTAACAAAGTTGGCAATTAAGGATGCTGATGGAATTACTGGCTTGCAAAAAGTCCATGAAATGATGGCAAACCCAAATATGAGCGGGCCACAAATTAGGCGAGAGTTTGCAAAGATCGGAACAGGTGTCGGTATTGATAATAAGGTTGTAAGTTTTACGTTGCTTGTCAGTGGCCGCACTGATGTGCTTGTGATTGATCGGGTGCAATTAAGAAGCACCGCACTTTCCGAAATTACATATGGTGCCAAAGGTTTGCTTGTGTATGAGGCAATTGAAAGAGCGATGGCGCAGCGCCTTAAGGAAGCGTACCGATTGGTTGGCCGCGAAGGCGATGCCTCGCTTGGTCGCTATCATTGGGAAACATGGGTTGCTGGATCACAGCAAGAAGCTAGCCACGGAACAATTGACGCGATCATGCGTGAAGCCGCTGGAGTGCCGCAGCCATTTAAGGGTGTGACGGCCAAGCAAGGCGAATACGGAATGTATGACTACGGGGCAAAATATGGTGTGGATGATGCCGGGCCATATTTTATTTATGACAACTCTAAAGGCGAACAATATAGGTTTACCGTGCCAGAATACCGTGATATGTTGACGGCAATAAAAGATCCAAAATCAGGTGTTGTTCCAAAAAATTTCAGAGTTTCTTCCAGTGGCAACGCGCCTTGGTTTGAACGGCCTGAAGTCAATAGGAGTAAGTTAGATGAACTTATCGCAGCAAGAGGCAGCAGAATTGGAAACGCGCCAGGTGGAGAACAATCTATTCCAGCAAATGGCAAAAGTCCAACAACCAATGCAGCCAGAACAAGAACCGCAAGAGCAAGAAGCTCAATCGTAAAAGGGAGCGCCATTGCTCCAGAACAAGGAGCTGAATAATGGCCAACTCACTTGAGCAGCGTCTAGGTTCTATCCTGCCTGACCCAGCGGCACCGGCTACCGGTGAGGTTCCGCTTGAGCCGTTCCCAATAGAAGCGCCTGCAGAGTCACCTGATATGCTGGCTGGCGATCCTGGTTCACCCAGCATGGATGGGATGCAGGTTGCAGGCCTTGGCTCTATTCTGTGCAAGGCAGTCACCAAAGCAGAGCCCAGCGCTGGCCGCCGGATACTGAGCGATGTAACGCCAGCAGGTGAATTGCCGGAGGCTGGCAAGGTCGGTCGGATGACCGTTATTCCTGAAGCTGACCAGGCATTGGCTGACAAGGTTAAGCAGGCCACAGAGGCCCGCCAGGCTGCTGGCGCAACCAAGGGCAAACCATCACCCACCACCGCAGAGCGTGCCGCTGGTGTGCCGGTTGAGCCATTTAACCTATCGCGCTACCAGACTGATGACGCTGCCGCTGTAGTTGGTGGCGTGGCTGATGCGCTTGGCATCAAGACCCAGCGCGTCACGTTTGATGAGATCAAGCAGAAGGCAGAAGCCAGCGGTATTAGCGAGTCATTCCTTGCCAGGCTAACCACGCCTGATGGCGGGATGCTGCCCAGCGCTGTGGATACCTACAAGGCGCTGCAGGTGCTAGAGTCGAGCGCTGTTGAACTAGATCGTTTATTCAAGCTGGTGGATTCTGGCATGGCCACCGATGTGGACAAGCTGGCGCTACGTCAGCAGATTGCTTTCCACGGGCTGGTGCAGAAGGGTGTCAAGGGCATCCAGACTGAAACGGCTCGAGCGCTGGCTGTGATGCGTATGCCACGCGATGGCAAGTCGCAGGCACTGCGCCAGGTGCTGGATGAGTTTGGTGGCGACAACGCGCTGACAGATCTGGCACGGTCTTACATATCGC